TCATTCAACTTGCTGACTAAGTGCTGACTAAGCAGGTAGAAGCAGGAGCCTTGTACTCTATGGTGCATCACGACTTGGGAAGACACTTTGGGCAAGATCCCTCGGATCCCATGTCTACATCATGGGAATTCTATCAGGAGCTACGCTCCTTAGAGATATGCCTGACGCAGAATACGCGGTCTTTGATGATATGAGAGGTGGCATTGCCATGTTCCCCTCTTTCAAGGAGTGGTTGGGGGCCCAATCTGTCGTTACGGTTAAGAAACTCTACCGAGATCCGGTGCAGGTTAAGTGGGGACGTCCGTGCATTTGGCTTGCCAATTCTGACCCTAGGGATCAGCTGAAGGCAGACATCACGGATCACACTGCGAAGGGGCGGGTGGATTTGATTTATGAAGACATCGCATGGTTGGAAGCAAACTGTACATTCGTTGAGCTCAAGGAGCCTATTTTTCGTGCCAGTACAGAGTAGACTCGCAATTGAAGAGCAATTGGTTAGATACCGTTGACCCAACACGTGGCTTGAATATATCGATGACCCAATAATCTCCCATTCCAACCTTGGACTCAACAGAGTAGGAGATGGCCTCTGTCGAACCATTCTTTTCGTCATCATCGTACATGAGGTTATGGCCCATTGAGTGCCACCTGTTGTACTTGCGAATAACTCCTTCGTCATTGCCTGACGCAATGGTGATAGTCTTGTCATACTTCACGCTTATGCGCTCCGTATCTAGCTTAGCGGTCATGTGGTCGTTCCAGTCTACGGCCGATGCACCTTGCATGACTAGCTGCATGAGGCTTTCCAACTGGCTAGGGTTGAGTTGATTGAGAACTCTGACGTAACCGTTACCAGTCTCAACTGCGGGGTAAAAGCCGGGAGCCGACACAGGAAGGTACCCCCTGAGATTGCCTTGACCCTTGTACGTGAAGCAAATGCGGCGCCATTGCCAGGGCAGACCGTCACCGCATTGAATAGAGATAGCTTCCTTCAATCCAACCATGTAACAGCTGGACGCTGTACGGGTTGCGACGTCAAACTTGTTGCCTAGCCTGCCGCCTGAATTGACTGTGTTGTCACGCGCGGTTGCGCACCAGATGAAGGTTCGAGGGGTGGCTGATCCACCGGTGAGGATAGCGGGGTCTTGGGTATACGTGGTGCTGCCAGCTTGGCTAGACGCGGTGGAGTTCGTATACGTCAACATTTTGTCCCGCTTTTTTTCCGAGGTCACGTTGAGGATGCGCCTCTTCGACATTGGCCGTTTGCGGGTGTAGCGTCGCGTTCTCCCTATGTAGCGAGAGGGCCGTGCGGAAGACCGGCGTTTGGGTCCGGACTTTCGATAAGTCCGTCGGGTTTTGCGGCGATAGCGGGAGTAAGCCATTTTGCGATGTCATTGATTTGAAATCAAGTGAGGAGGACACAGGTATTTATAGTTGAGGTGTGCCCTGTGTCCTGGGCTATAACATTAGTTTGCCCAGGACCTCAGTGGGACACACATGTCTTTCACCTTTAACTCTCGTTATGTCCTCCTCACGTATGCGCAGTCTGGCGACCTATCTGAGTGGTCCGTTCTCGAGCATATCAGCGGCCTTGGAGCTGAGTGTATCATTGGCCGAGAAGATCATGTTGATGAAGGTACTCACCTCCATGTTTTCTGCGATTTCGGACGAAAGTTCAGATCCCGACGATCTGACGTTTTTGATGTCGACGGCCGCCACCCAAACATTGTGCCATCTCGAGGTCGTGCAGAATTCGGTTGGGACTATGCAGTCAAGGATGGAAACGTTGTTGCAGGGGGGTTGGGGAGGCCGGGCTCAGGTGGACTTCCTTCGGCTCCGAATAAGTGGAGCGAGATTGTCGGGGCAGAAAGTCGCGAAGAGTTTTTACGACTTGTACAGCAGCTGGACCCAAAGTCTTTCGTCCTCCGACACCGCGAACTTCTCGACTACGCCGACCGATACTACGCCGAGGAGCGAGAACCCTATGTGGGTCCCGATGGTATCGAATTTGACCTTGGAATGGTACCTGACCTGGCTGGATGGAGAGCAGAGTCTCTTGGAGATGATCCAATAGAGGGTGAGTCATACTTTTCTTCACGTCCCTGCGGGGCTAGAATACATCTTTGGCTTGGGGTGTTTGGGCAGGAGCGTTGCCTTCAGCACGGGGTTCGCGCTATGACCACTCGCTTACGCTCAGACAATGGTCACAGCAAATCTCACCCGCGTGCAAGGTATATTCAGTGTTTTGTCATTCAACTTGCTGACTAAGTGCTGACTAAGCAGGTAGAAGCAGGAGCCTTGTACTCTATGGTGCATCACGACTTGGGAAGACACTTTGGGCAAGATCCCTCGGATCCCATGTCTACATC